CCTAAGTCTGCTTTTGTGTATCAGCGCCACTCCATCCACCCCGGCCGGCTTGCCGTTGGCCCCGAAGATGTCCCAACTATCGGTCCAATCCACCAAACGGTTGCCAACGATGATGACGTAGTCCTTGTAACTGCCTTTTACCTTACGTTCCACCATCAAGTCTTGTATCAGCTTACCGTTTGGTGTGGATGCCTGGGGCTTTTTGGAGTTTTCGACCTTGGGCGCGACCCTGGGCTTGGACGCTCGTTGCTTGCGTTTGGCGTCCCGAACCTTGTCACGACGCGGCATTGGCTAGCTCCCAAGCGACTTTCACATCATCCACCATGGAATCGAAAAGCCCGCTCTGATCGTAATCGGTGCGCGCCAGCAAACTGTCGATGCTTGATGTGCGCACCGCGGCCCTTTCCACGACCAAATCGCCGTCACGATACTGAACTTTGGCAAAGCGTCCACGGGCGAGCACCAACGCTCGTGCCGCCGACCCCATCACCAAGAACGCCCCGGGCGCGGTTATGCGTGCCATGCCTTCCAAACGCGGATAGCAAGCCTGCAAATCCCAAGCGCTAACCAAGTAATTGGGCGCGTCTTGAGATGTGCGTCCGCAGCCAACGACGTTCACAACGAATACGTCCTTGCTAGGCACCAGCCCCGCCTTGGACAGCAACTGATCCAACGCCCTCCCGCGCGCGCCCGAATACGGCAGCCCCTGCTGATCGTCGTCAGCGCTCGGGGCTGAACCTATGATCATGAGCGGGGCCTCAGGCGACCCCCGCCAAGTCACAACCTTGGAGCGCCCGCGATGGCGCTCACATTGCTTGCAATGACGCCAACTCGCTTCCATCGCATCCAACTGCTTCAAGCGAGCCTTCAAATCACTTCCCCAAGGTTCATCAACCCACGCAACTCAGGGGGCGAAATCAAGGAGCGAAACTTGAAAGCCTTCAACGCTTCCACGACATCAGACTGCCTCTTGGCCGGCGTGATAGCCTTCATCTCGCAATCGGTTTTGATGGTGGTGAGCTTCAGATACAAAGGCAGCAAGCCAGACGCCCCGCGAATGGCATCCCGAAAGCGCGCGGCCACCGGCCACGTAACATCACACTCCGGAAAGCCGGCGACGCGGATCACCTCATCCAAGCTCCCGTAGTGGTTCAGCAACGCCGCTGCTGTCTTGGGCCCGATTCCCCGGACGCCCGGAATGTTGTCAGAGCCGTCGCCCGACAGCGCTTTGAGCTCGGCAATCTTTTCTGGCGCCACGCCGTGCTTTTCTTCCACTTCCGCTGGGCCGTACTGAGTTTCCCTGATCTTGCCCTTGGCCGGGGAAACCGTCGTGACCGCGCCCGTGACCAACTGCCGCAGGTCGGAATCCCCGCTGTAGATCACCACACGCTTGCCCTTTGACCCAACGGTGGTTGCGAGCCTGCCGATCACATCATCGGCTTCGCAACGCACACCTTCGTACTGTCGGACGCCCATCTTGGACAGCAAATCCTTCAGCCAAGCCTCTTGCTGGGCCATCTCCCGTATGAATTCAAGCTTGGCAGGGTCCGTGATGGGCTCGTGTTTGCCCTTGTACTGCGGGTACAGCTCGTTGCGGAAGTTGTTCCGACCTTCCCAAGCAACCACTAGCCTACCTCCCCAACGAGAGTGGACTTTAGGAGCGACATTCAAGAACCCATACAAGCCGCCCGTGGGGACGTTCTTGCCATCGATTTCAGCAGACAACATGCCGAACGCATCGTGTGTGCGCCAAAGCATGTGCCTTCCATCGATTATCAGCAAATCTGCTTTCATACCCCAGATATACTATGTTTTCGCTCCTGCGTCTACCACAAGGCGCGCTATCTTGGCGCGCATCACTTGGACCTTGCGCGCCAACTTCCCGAACGCCGGATTGTGCACCACCGTGGCGCCTGGTTGGCGCCAAGACTGCTTGATAATGTGGTCCAACAACTCCACTTCCTGCTTGGAAAATGATGTGGACGCGCGAGGTTGACGAGAAGCAACATACCTCTGACTTGTAAACGCCCCGGGGAGGGCTTCTATGAAGCCTCTGCCTTTCCAAGCCGCCATCAGCACTCGTCCATCGTCGCGCACCGCAACGATTCGCCCTCTCAAGCGAGTCTCGATGTGCTCCACACGAGTGCCAACCTTCAGAACAGCTTCTCCCATATCTCCTCAAGCTTCTCCATCTGAAGGTCGCTCAGCTTGTAGCCCTTGTCGAGCTGATCCGTGATGCTCTCCAAGAACGATTCCTCCCAATCGTTCAACTCGACTCCGCCCGATGACCCAACATCGGACATGATCTCTTCCAACATGTCTTTGGCGCGCTTCTTGTTCGCGTCCTGCTTGCCGCGCATCTTGTTCATGTCAACCATGCCATCACACTCCGTCTGCCAACAAATCCTTCAGCATCCGAGCGGCCTTGGGCGCTGTAGCTTCCAACTCGGCAATCTTGGACTCCATACGCGCCCGGAGTCCCGCGTGTGGGGCGGGGGCGCCCTTGGGGTTGTGTATCCACTCGCGCCCAAGGATGTTTGTTGGGTAGGTTTTCGTGGTCCGATTGAACACTTGGATACGTTTCGGATGATCCAAATCGGCTGTGGTGATCTCGCCCGCTCTCAAACGGACTTCAGTCCACACCAACTGCGCAATCGCAAATGCATCCGCCAAATCCTCGCTTGTTTGGCGGTTCACCTTCCCGGTTTTGGGATTGATTGGCGGGTTGTATTGGCTGAAATCGTGGCCCCAATACGTCCGCACACACTCTTCCACCAAATCTTTTTTGGCGGTCCCATCCGTGGTAGCGAACATCTTGGTGCTGATTGGATCGTGAAGCCTCAGCGGGATTCCCCGGAACCATACCAAGATGCGCGCGATGCCTCCCAACTCGCCCAGATAGTGCGCACCTTGCTCGGCCCGTATGGCGTAGTCCTCAATCCCAACGTAGTCCGGACGGCGGGGGATCAAGACGTGCTTATCCAACCAGTTCTCCAGCCAAGCAAGCCTCATCATCGAGTTGATTTGCCGGTCGTTGGTCTTTTCCAGCTTCATCCTGTGGGCGTCGCTACACCGTTCGGCCGCCGATGCGCTGTCGGTGTAATACCCCAACCACGTCAGCTTCCCGTCCGTGAGCTCGATCACAGCCCCGTGGTTCAGCCCCAAATCAAACCCAAGCACTTTGGGCATCAACGCCCCGTCAGCGCTCGAAACGCGCTCACAACTTGACAAGGGCGTGTTGCGAGAATATCCCCATATATCGGGACGCACTCTTGGCACCCGCACATCTTGCGTGCTTCCGCCCAAGCCTTGGGCGCATCCAACGGGAACGACACAAACGACTCCGGTTTGGCCACTGGCACCACCGACCCTTCAGGCTCAGGCGGATCAAGCACCACTCCGTAACCGTAGTCAGAAACGGCCATCTCAATCATGTTTTCCAAACGCAGACGCACGCGCGAAAAACTCATGCCATCACGCAACACGCCAGTCCACACAGGCTTCCCCGCAGGGTGATCGATGTGCTTGAATGCGTCCGTCCGGTACATCGCTTGTTCGATACCGGCGGCCAGCGAGGCATACCTTCCAGGCGATGCAAGCTTTTTCATGGCGACTTCGATTGTGCGTTCATCTCCATCAACGCACACCGGACCAATCACCACTTTGGGAGAGTGCGTCATCAAGGACTTTTACCTGTTTGGCATGCAACGCGATGACGACAAAGCGTACAAAGCCAAAAGACCTTCCCCTGTTCGAACACCAGCTTCATCTCCCGGCCGCATCGATTGCAAATCATGGCACCTTGAGCTTGGATTCCCCGTTGCGTTTGGTCACATACCAAGCTTTCTCAAACGCGTCAGCCAAGTCATCCTGATGGCTGATGACGAGGATAGTACCGTGATTTTTGCGCAGTTCCTGTAGGAGCATGACAACGCGCTGTGCGCCTTCGGCATCCAAACCATCGAGCACTTCATCCATCATCAGCAAATCAAGCCGTGCGCCTTCCCGGGACGCGACCAGATCCATGAGCGCCAAATCAGTCGCTATCTCCATTTTCTTGAGCTGCCCGCCGCTTGGCGGATATCCCGGGGAGCCCTCGATCACCCATGCCACCCCAATCTCATCGCGCATCTCGCCCTTTGAGCTTTTGAGCTCGCGCTGAGTGCTAAACGACATGGTAATGTCGCCATCAGACAAGATGCCCAGGTATTCGTTGGCCCTCTCGGTCAGTATGGGCATTGCGGCGTCCAGCACGAAACTCGGCATGCCTTGGTCCGAGAATCCACGCGTCCAAAACTCCCAGTGTGCGCGTTCTTGGGCCAGCGCCGCAACGCGAGCCTGCGAAGATTCCAACGCTTTGGAGTATTCGCCCAGCTTCTGTGAAGCGACTTCCAGACTATTCTGGTGTGGATTCGATTCCGCCGCAGACTTCTTGGCTTCTTCTGCCTTGGAACGCGCCATCTCTTTCCAAGAATCGAATTGAGCAGCCAGATTCGACTCGCGGGCCGCTTCTGCCTCCAGCCTGGATGCCTTCGACAGCATCTTGTCAGCCGCGTTCTTTCGTGCTTCCCAATCAGCCTTCCGGGCCCGGGCCGCTTCAGCCAAAGTCTTGGCTTTGTGGTATTTTTCTTCCAATTGGCGAAGGGTCTGTGACGCCAGGTCCATTTCGCTTTGGATGGAAGTTTTCAACGCCAGCGGGGCCGCGCCGTCCAGCCGCGAATTGCACACATCACAGCGCCCCTCGCACAGACGATCCAAACGCTTGGTGTGTTCTGCTATCTGCCGCTTGACTGACTCAATCTCCGGGCGGGCTTCTGAGGCTTCCGCCGAACGGCGCTTGTCGGCTTCTGAAGCCAACTTGATCTGTTCCAAGATTTGATCGTAATCTTGGACTTCGGCGCGGGCTTCCGCGGCTTCCGCCAGCAAAGCCTCTGAAGCAGCCTTGTGCGAGGCGCAGTCTTTGGCTTTGGCCAGATAGGTTTTGGCCGACTCGGCTAGCTGCTTGGAGCGATTTTCACGCTCGTTTTCCCAACGATCAAACTGCTCTTGGATGGCGACCAAATCATATTCCTCGGATTTGGCTTGCCACTTCGCCGCTTCCGCCGTCGCTTCATCAGATTTGCGCTTCAAATCCGCATTGTGTGCCTTGGCGTCCGCATGGCACGCCCTATACACAAGCGTCCCAAGAACACTATGTAGCATCGTCTTTCGGTCGGCATCCTTGGAGACTATGAAGCGATGGAAGTCACGCTGGCCAAACAGCACCGTGTTACGAAATCCATCGTAATCCAGCCCAACCAAGCCGTCGATGATCTCTTGCAACTCATCCCGGCTGCCGGGGAGGGCGGAGCCGCTGCGCTCTATGGCCAAACGCGGGGTGCTTCCACGCCGTTCGCGCCGAATCACCCATGATTCTCCGTTCGATTCCAACTCTATGGACACGCGCGCCGACTTGGCGCCCGAACGAACCACCTCATCCCCGCCCTTGGAGTCCAAACACTTGCCGTACAGACCCCAAGTTATCGCCTTGAATATTGTACTCTTGCCCGCGCCGTTGGAATCAGCCGCGTCCGTGTCTTTGTTCACGCCGCCAATCCACACCAAGCCTTGCTTGTCCAGCGGGACTTCCAGGGCTTCAAACAAGCAGAAATCTTCTGCTTTGGCGCGGATGATCTTCAAGTCGGGACCGCCCTACAGCGCGCGACCGCCGTGTTTGTGGGCGCGGTGTTCGTTGTAGTTCATCTTGTCGGCAATCACTTGCCCGATGTCAATTCCCAAGGCTTCCGACAAATCGAGCAAGCGAATGATGGTGTCCGCGATTTCCGATGCGATGCCTTCGGGCTTCCCGTTCTCCCCGAAGTAGTACATCTGGCCGTCACGCAGCGCTTCCAACGCTTCCGAGACTTCCGAATGCACCAAGCACAACTTGGAAGCCACGTAGTGGTTCAGCTCCTGTGACAGCCGAACGCGCCCCGACTTGTCGGCCAGAAACGCGGCGGGGCCCGGGAAGGCGTCCCACCAGCCCTTTTCGTGCGCCCAGGAGGCGATGTTTGACGCCATCTCCTTCAGCGTCATGTTGCTTCGATACTGTCTTTCAGCCATGTTCCGCCCTCGCCTTTTCCAGAATGGAAACCCCCAAGCGTTTCAGCTCTGCCCTATCAAGGCCCGTCGTAACTACTTCGGGGGAATCCACGTAAGCTGAAATCAACTCTTCAGCCCTCAACGTGGCTGCTGCTTTCAACTCGCCGCCCGCCTTGATGCGTCTGTCGTGGTGATACACGGGGTCGTGCCGAAAGCTAGCGCGATGCCCCGACGTTTGTGCGAGGCTGACGGCTTCTTCGACCGTGGGGCGAAGCTTGGTCCACTCAGCAAACGTCGCTCGAACACGATAGCGCACATAATCGCCAACAGCCAAATCCTTCGGCAAATCCTCGCCCCAATCCACTTCGTGGAAACGCGGCGCCCCGCCATCAACAAAATGACGCTCCGCTGTTCCATCCGCGTACACAACCAAATGAACATAACCCGCCCGACGCCCACGATCATCAAAACGATGATGCATGGGGGCTCCCAAGTACGCGCCTCTATCCCCCGGGCCGAACGTCTGAGGGTCGTGAAAGTGCCCCGAAATGACGAAATCGAATCCGTCACACAGCCACTTGGCATCCAAACCATCGTCACAGGTCCACCCAACGTGGGTACAGCCCGTGATACTCTGGTGCAAAGCCAATATGTTGATCGGGTTGTGTTTGTGCTCGACCAAGCCTCGCACTTCCTCGATGGCTTGGTGGGCTTCGGCCGAAGGCATGAACTGTACGGGCCAAACCGCGATAGCCCCATCTGCTTTCACGATTGGCTTGGCATGTCGAGCGCCGATGTATTTCACGCCCTTCCTGCCCAACGCCCCGAAGGCTTCCAACGTGAAACGCCCGCCGGAAACCCCGACCGCATCGTGATTGCCCGGGAGCAGGTACACTTGCAAACCGGCGTCCGCGAGTCTGGATAGACAGGATGCCGTTGCTGTCAGCGTAACGGCATCGGGACGGCTGTTGTTGAACAAGTCGCCTAGCACCCAAACGTCTTTCACACCCAAGGACGCGGCCTTGTCGCCTACGCGCTCCCACAGCGCGATTTGATCCTCAAGCCGGTCTGTGCGCCCGTCGCCCGTAGGCTTGGCGTGCGGCAACCCGCGGTCCATGTGGATATCAGAAATCCAAATGGATTGGTATATCACTTTCGGCATGACGACGTTTGGCTAGGGTTGATCCGCCAATCAAATCCAGGGTTGCAATGCGTCGGGCGTTTTCGGCAGCCAAGCTAACTACATAGAGTTACAGAGGATTTCGGGCACTTTGCGGAAGTCTATGTAACTATGGCGTTCTGACGTTCTCATCCACAGCCAGGCCGACCCCCATTGTTATCCAACGGATCAGCCCTAGCCAAACGTCGCCAGCCGCTGTATGGCGCCAACAAAAAGCCCCCGTCGGGAGCTTGTCCGGCGGGGGCGGGGAAGGCGGAGGGCGGGGCTCAGAATCGAGCACACACAGCGAAGCGATGTGCTTCCGCAAGCTGGACCCCAACTTGGAGCGCTTCAAGCCGGGTCCGGCGGGCGGCCAGATACACGCCCAACGGACCCACGGCCATCCACCATCCATCTTGGGCCGTGCCGCGAATCTGATGGACCGTAACCCGGGCCGCCCTTGCCTTGGCTTCGATTGCTTGGCGCTCCATGGCTAGCCCTCTTGGTCCCGGAACGCTAGTTTGGCCGCCTTGCGACGGGCCGCCTTGTTGCGGGCCCGCTTCACACGCTTGAGCCACTTGGGGAGCGGACGCTTGCGAGGGCCGTGAGCAAAGCACTTGGACGTTGCCACGGATTCGTCTTCATAGCCCTCGTTGGCAATCTCTTGTTGGCGATGTCCATGATGTTCTCCTGGGCGCCTAAGCCCCGCCGGGAGCTTATCCGGCGGGGCGGGGAAGGCGGAGGGCGCTTTAGCAGGCGTGACGCGGGCGTGGATCCGTAACCACATCCTCGCCACACATGGCGCAAATGTCCGTGAAGCGCTCCCCACGCAGCATCATACGCTCGATTTCGTCCTGCTTCGCGCTCTTGTACGGGATTCCGGCGTGGCGCGTGAGCTTGCCTTCCTTCTGGCTCATGCTACACGTGCTCCCGGGGCCGAACGATGTGTAGTACATCACAAAGCGTCTGCCATCGATGTCGTCCTTGCGGGCGACGATTTCCACCACCTCGCGCAGCCTGCCGAAACAGTCCAGCGCCGTGTCCCCGACCTTCAAACCATCGATGTACTCGCGCGTGGGAATGAACAGGTTCATGATTGGCCTCCTACTCTCGAAACCCTACCCTGTATACATTGGCGAGTAAAGAGCAATCTAGCAATATTTTTTGACTTCCTTATAGGCTATGGAAATGGCGAAAGGGCACGGTGCCGGCACGGGCCATCAGGGCCCGTTTGCTTGCGGCCCGCGGGCGACAAGGGCGCGTGGGCGGCACAGTGGTGGCACAGAGGAATTGATGGTGGCACAGAGGAATTGATGGTGGCACAGAGGAATTGATGGTGGCACCAAATCACACCACCCATTCAACGAACGTCCACAGGGCTTTTGCTGCAAGCCGAAATTGATGGATCACACCAAGCCCTGTTTACGGCCAAACGCTCGCGGCCCTCGTTGTCCACACAACGCCAATCCGCCCTAATCCAACCAAATCTGTGTGCTCTCTCATCATCCATCGGGCCGCCCCAGTGGTCCGCCGCCACATCCGATTGACAACGCCCCGGAGGGCGACGATCCAGAAACAGTTGGGCAGTTCTGAAGAGACTCTGGCAGCGAGCAAGATACACGCTCCAAGGCGGATGAGGCGGGAGCGGCCAAGCTTGGGGCGGTTCACAAGCAGGCGAAAGACCGTTGATCCAACGTTGCCGCTCTGATCTGAAGTCTGATTTGCCAACTGATTTGACTTCATCCGGGGCGAACGTCCGTGTTGAGTACTGCTTTGCAATCCACAGCATCTGATTTGGGTACGGCATCGCCTTCACGCGCTCCCCGGCCCTGATTTGGATGCGGCGCTCGAACACAGCCACTATCAAGTGCTGATCGGCAAGCGAATCCCAGCCGCTTTCTGATTGGAACACGCGGCCCAACGCCCGTAATGGCGTTACGCTGCGATCCACCCCTGCGACTGCCAGACTGGCCGGCATCGTCCCGGGCGAGGGCGGCCCCGCCGCAGCCGTAGCTGCTGACAGAGCCAAAGCTAGCATGATCGTTGATTGGATTCTTTTCACCAAGCCCGACCCTCCTGATCCAAGAATCTACCCCGAAGATGCTATGGGCGCGCTCTTATGGCGAATGGCTGGTAGGGTGTGTTTTGACGCACTGGCAAAGCGATTTCACCTTTGGCGCTCCGCCGAATCCATTTTCATCCGGCACGGGGAATGGCACTTCCAACACCACGACACCGGCGCCGTGGCACGCCTTGCAGTCCAAAAACGCACTCAACTCAAAATAGCGCCGTCTCATTTCGCCTCCCTGGATCCACCAAACAGCACTCCTGTTTCCCGGGTGATTTCCGCGACCTTGGCGTTCAAATCCTTGGGCGGATCAGCAAACGGTCGATTCCGATTCCCCTCGTGCGGGGCGTCCGACACCTCACGCTCCAAGTACCCAAACGGAACGCGCGCCCCGGACGGGAACACGTACATGTGATATTGATTGGCCGTATCCACCAGCCGCGATTCCGCGGGGTAGATTTCGATGCCCTCGCGTTCGGGCCCACACAGATCATTCTTGATTTGCTGCAAGTGGCGCCAATCGTGGACCGGGGCGCTGTCGCGCCGACGAATGACCAGCCAATTCACGGCCCCATCCGGCCCCGCATCCTCGTACATCGTGACTTGGTACCAATCGTTGACAAACACGCCAACGAATCCGCGCCCCGTAGGCTGCTCGCCTTGGAAGGATGCGTTTTGCATCGGCTTCCAGCGCGGGCCTGCTTGCCCGGTCTGTTTGACGAGTTTGGGCGAAGCGCGCTTCACGGCTGATCCTCGATCAGACGCGTGTTGGCCCAATGGACGCTGTACGTGTCGCCGTGATACTTTACAAGCAAATGAGCTGTGTTGTTAGGATCACGACCCTCGACCACACCGCGGCACAGATAAGCGATGGGCGTCTGGCCTGCGTCAAAAAAGATGGCCGTCCCTGGCTTTGTTTCCGAAGGCATAGCGAACTTCATGGCTGATCTCCTACGTCACTTCACAAGCAGCAGAACAGATGGCCGGTCCCAGTCGTTGCTACGGGACGCGATGTGGTTGAGCAGGTACAGCCCGCCCTCCATCTCGTCCCAATAGAACCCATCCTTGTCCGTTCGGGCCCCGGAACGCTTGACGGCCCAAGACGGCAAGGAGTGATTCGGGCCCACCAACTCGCCGTTGATTCGCTCGTGAATCTCTGTGAACGCGCCATCGACGGCGCTCACGCGAATGTTCACGGTACGGATGCGCCAACCAAGATCAGGAAAGCACACAAGCTCGAAACCACGACGAGATTGGCTCATGACATCGCCTCCAAGACATCCTCCGCCGCGCTCTCCACGGCCGGGTCCAGCCCCCACGTCTTGATCCCGCGGAAGCGCTTGATGGGCACTTCGATGGGCTCCAAGAACCGCACAAAGTTGCCGTGAATCTCCGTGGCCGCCGGCTTGATCACGCCTGCGTCGATCAGCTCCTGAAGCGCCTTCTTGGCCTTCTTGGAGGAAGCATCCGGGCTGGTCACGGCGTAGACCCCGCCCGCGTGGCGCTTGCCACACCCACGCTTGGCTTCCTTTGCCACAACGACCATCTCCACGTGCTTGAAATCTTTGACGGCTTCCAGCTTGGCGGCGTCTTCACCGTCCTTGAGGATGTACTCGATGTTCTCGGGCAGAAACATCCCGAACACCTTGGACCGGGGTAGCTTGCCCGTTCCGCCGCACGTGGAACACATCGCGCGCTCCTTCACATCCTCCACGTTGAACTTCTTGGGCTGGTGCAGCCAGTAGTTGAACGCGCGGTAGTCGAGCTTGGTGCCGTCCTTGAGCACGACATGTCCGCCCGTGCCACCTTCCAGGTTGCCCTTGCCGACACAGAGCCCACAAATCTCCATCTCTGCCGCAATCTTCTTGATCTTGGCTTCGCGCACAGCCACGGAACGCTTCTGGCCCTTGGAAGCGAACACCTCGAAATCCTCATCGCCCTTGAAGTGGCTCTTGAACTTGGCGATTTCGGCTTCCAAGCCAACGATGGCGTGCTCCTGCTTGCGACACTCCGGGCAGGCCGTGACGCCGTGGCACTCCATGCACCCGTCGTATTCGCCCTCATCGTGGGCAACGAACACGACGGCGCCAGGCTCCATGAGCTTCTTGCCCGCGGCCGGCGTGGGCAGGCGCTTGGAGATGCCAAGCGTGATCGCCTCATCCGTCCAGTCCTTGATCGTGGGATACGACTCGGCGCCAACCCACATCAGATATGACGTTTTGATTTCTTTTTTGGACATCGCTGATCTCCCTTGGAATCGTCGCGCTCTTGGCGCCCGACGATTCCTAAGCTAGCTTATTCGCCTCCACACGTCTACTAGAAAAAGAAAGTTTTTTGAACTTTTTCTAAGCAGATGGAATCTTTATACTAACCGCCGATGAGCTCCAATGCCCAACTTGGCCTGCTTTGTTCCAACCAACGGTATCGAACGGATCATCTTCCAGCAGTCGCACGAAAGACTCCCGCCCGTGGCGGCCCACAAGCACACCACGCACATAGCGCCAGCAGCCTTTCTTGCCCGGATTGACTCTGCCGCCCCTACGAACCCAAACTTGCGTCCCGAATCTCACTTGGAATCCACAGGCTGGATTCCGTACTTTTCTGTGAGGCTGTATTCCGCGATGAGAGCGTTGGCAGCGGCGTGATTTCCAGTCTCCTGGGAAACCAACGCCAGCGCGACGCCCACGGTGCTCGCATCGAACTGTCCCGGTATGACCCGAAACAGTATCTCCCGAATACGCACACGCGCCTTTTTCACGGCTTCAGGCTCCGTAGGCACAGGCGCTACTTCCGGAAGCGACGGTTGCGCGACTGCCTCTGAAGCGACGGGTTGAAGATTCGTCGCGCACTTGGAGTTGCGGCAGTATTTCCACGGGTCGCCTTTCTTGGGAGGCTTCCCGCCGGGAAGGTTCTTGTACAGGGCGCGGCCGCAAGCCTCGCACTTGGGATGTTTAGGGTGTGGTGCCATACGCTGGATCTCCTTGGGAGTATCCTAGCCCCAAATGCCAGCCAAGTCTACTGGCTAACCAAAGTTGATCTTGGCGACGCGATAGAGCTCAACGCAGTCGGTCGGGTCGCCGTTGAGCTCCAGCTCCGTGATGATTTCGACTTGCTTGCCGTTGAGCTCCAGTTGCCGCAAGCGAAGCCCCGACATGCGGCCCTCGCGCACAACGCCGTCGATGGTTTCGAGCCGCATGAACTCGCCCACGTTGTTGTGGATTTCTTCCATCCACTTACCGCTGCCCTTCACCGTCATGCCCGCCATTTGTGACCTCGTAACATTTCTTGCTACAGTATTTTTTGGTCTGAGGCACTTCGGCCCCGCATTCAGCACACATCCACGTTCGGAAAAACGAAATGGCCCCGCCCGCCCTCAAATGTTTGAACTGGCTGGATTCAGCCGGCGTCATGTATGGCAAATCCGGGCGAAGGCGCGCCAAGAATGTGCTGACGATGGACATCAGGCTTTCTGCGGCGCTTTCTGGACCCTATGGCCCCATTTGGGGTGCCATAGCTTATCCACCAGAGGCGAATCAATCACGCTCCTAAGTCTGCTTTTGTGTATCAGCGCCACTCCATCCACCCCGGCCGGCTTGCCGTTGGCCCCGAAGATGTCCCAACTATCGGTCCAATCCACCAAACGGTTGCCAACGATGATGACGTAGTCCTTG